ATTGTTTAAGTGCTTTACCTGTATCGGTAAACTTAGCTATACCCAAGGTACGCCAAGCATCAAGTGGATCTAAGCGGTATGTCGCTGCATTCTTGTAGTAACACATAAATCCGCTAGGACCTTCTCTAGTTTTGTGATATTCAATAATGAAGTTATTATCGTTGTAGGGGAAAGGTATTCTTTTCATATGTATATGTAAAAGTAAACCCAGGGTTGATAGGTGTCATAATTCATGTATGACTTAGATCAACCAAGAGTTACGTTCGCGCTTTTGCGCTCACTCCAAGTTTTGTGTCAGTTGGGTTTAGTGTCAGATGGCGGTACTTACAGAATGTCCATTCAGGGGACATTAATAAAGGGGAAGATTTGTCATCCTCCCCAGTCCAGAGATTCGAGTCCACCCTCTCTCCTCCCTGTATACACTGCTTATTGCGGTTAAACCCAGTTAGGGACTATGTTTTTAGTATTGCCTCTAGAAGCTGCTCTTTGGTCAGAATTCATACCTAAGACGAGGTGATTAGCAGACTCTTGAGGGTATTCAATTGTGTCAATTAGAAGTTGAGTAAACTCTTGAGCTTTACGTTCACGAACGACATCAAGAGCTGAAATTGACATAGCATCTGTAAAATATTTAACACCTTGAGCTAAGCAGTCAATACGGTCATCGTGTTTTACTGCGCCTTTTTCACGGCACATACGACTCATCTGGTAGAACAGCATATAGAGGATGCGTTGTTCTGGAGGAGCGTCTTTGTTTGAGGAGTAATCCCAATCAATAACAGAGCGATCCACAACAAGACGATGCTGGTTGAGAATGGGTTCCAAAGCATCGATAATACGGTCTTCTTTTCTGACGTTAGCGCGGACTTCTTCGACATCTAGGTGTTGTTTAGTTTGTACTATATGTTTTTTAAAGAGTTCAGCAACTAGGCCATCACCGAAGTTAGTTTCGCAAATAAGTTTAGTTACTCCAAACTTGCTACACCCCTTGAGGATATCAAGAAGCGTTGAATCACTGTACCCATCTCTATAAGCTCGCATTTCGTGCAAGTACAAGAAACCGTTGCGTTGTGAGATATAAGCTGCTGCTGTTTCATCTGTACCACGACCCGACGGGTCAACAGAGCAGATGCTTTCTTGGTAGGGATTCCAATCTCCTTGGAGTTGCATTGGACTGTAGAAATAATCTCCAGGTAATCCAACAGTCGGTAATTCTTTGATGACATTTCTTGGGTCAGAGCACCAGACGACAGAGTCAGGAGCGGTAGTTGGATTAACAGAGGTGACAACAAGATCTGCCATTTTAAGTGGGAACTTTTCAGCGTCACTAAGGGACGTATCAAGCATGAACTGAAGCATGAAATTGCTTCTGCCCATTGCGGCTTCACGTTCAATAAGGTCATCTTCATTAAATCTATCTGGGTCAGTTACTTGCCAAGGTTCAGCACCCATATCAACATCTTCTTGAAGTTGAGGTGCTATAAGACCTTCGTAATTAGCAAATTTACGAGGGTAACGAGCAGGCCAAACAAAAGGTCTGTAATTACGTTCTGCTAGTTTTCTGTAGACGGTAAAGACAGTTTGAGGAGTACCGAGGTACATGATTCGACTGTCATCTTTAGGAGTAAGAATTGATTCAGCTTCTGTACAGAGTTGAAGCAACTTTTCTCTCATAAGTTCAGTCATTGAATTACCAGGAACTTCAATGTCATCAAGGATCATTAGGTCTGCACGACTACCCGTCAACTGACCTGTGATGCCTACTGATTTGACTGAGGGGGCTTGGTGAGGGCTACAATTAACATCAAAGCTAATACGGCTCCAGCGAGAATCATCGGATTTAGGTTGTAAGTGAGAGAGCCAAGGCGTCTCAATAATTAGTTTTTGTAGGAAGATGGACATGTTATCTGCACGTTCTTTAGACGCTGAGATAATCATGATCTTCTTTTCTTTATCTTTGAAGAGTGTCCATAAAACGAACGCACCAGTAATCCAAGACTTACCTACACCACGAAATGCTTGGATCTGTAAACGTTTAGGACCGTGCTGTAGATAGTCAGCAATAGCGTATTGAGCACGAGTAGGCGAAGGCAGGTCAAGCTGCCCCCAGAGGGCCTGGAGAAACAGCTTGAAGTCACCTTGTAACGCCTCTAAGACGTTATCCATAGGTTATGAGTATCCACCGATTGCAAGGGCAGCACCTTTACGGCGTTGCTTTTTCTTTTTATCTTTTTCTTTGCGTTGACGTTCTTGTTCACGTTGTGCTGCACTCATTGCACCAGGAGCACCATTACTAGTGCTTCTATTTACACGTTGTGTAGAGCTTGGCTTTGAAGAAGAAGGACTAGCCTTAGCTGTCTTACCAAACTTTTTGTTATGGATAGCGAGACCCATATCACGAACCTTGTCACGTTCTTCTTTAGTGCTATTAGCATTTAGTTTGGAACGTGCTGCAATGTAGGCAGCATTGCGTGGATCATTAGCGCCTGTACGTTTAGTAGGCTTAGGTTTAGGAGCCGGAGGCCTATTGTTGTTATTGTTGTTAGAAGGTTTATCTTTATTTTTATCTTTGTTAGTTGATTTAGAAAGATTTTGTGTTCGTTTATTACTAACAACTTTAGCATCACCTTCTTTAGTGCCGCTTTTACTCGTTGACTTTTGAGCGGGTTTAGATTGAGTAACAGGTTTGCCACTACGGTTAGGTCCACCAGTACGTCTAGAGCCAGAGTTAGCATTTGCTATAGCCGCTTTAGCGTTTTGTTTGGACTGGTTATTATATTTTTCAATTAAACCTGGAATACGACCAAGGCCAATACCGTTTCTCATTTGATCGGCTAAATCTTTAGTGATTAAACCAGCTTGGAGAAGCAACATAATATTGCCAAGTAGCCTAGTAGTAATCTTTAGAGAAGCAGCGTTAGCTGGAGTAGCACGAGCTGGTAAACGACCTTGAGGTCTATTTGGTGAGTTAGAAGTGCCCTGACGTGTAGTGCTAGAAGAATTTTTACCTGTAATATTCCTACGACGAACACGAGTGTTTGTGCTTAAGGCCCCACCTTTTTTACCAGGAGGTAGTTGAGGTTGAGATTTTGTACCAGATAATTGCCTTTGACCTTCGACTTTAACATTAACCTTTTGAATTCTTTGTGAAGTGGGAGAGCTTGAACCCCTTCTAGTAATTTGACGACGTTCTTTTAGCAAACGTTCTTGACGTTTACGTACTGACTCAGTACGTTTTAGACCTTTTGACTTTTTTGCCATTATTAATTTATATGGGAAAGAATTAATCCTTCTCTAAGAAGGTTTTGTCCGAAGCGTTCTCTCATCCAAGAACGCCAATATGTACTTCCTTTGTCCTGATTACATTGAGTGCAAGCGCATACCAGATTGCTGGTAATATCCTGGCCACCAAGGGTGCGAGGATGAACGTGATCCAAAGTAAGTTCGTGTAATTCATAAGTTGCTCCGCAATAAACACATGTACAGCCGAAATGCTCTTTAATGCTGCGCCTCCAAAGACGCTTTGCTTCAGAGGATGTCATGGTTATTAGGTTGTGTAAGTAATGATCAGGAGTTGGAAGTAATGGTGTCATGCGTACTTAATTTTCATACGAGGTCTACGTCGGTTAGTTGAGGGATTCTCTAACTTTCCTTTGTTTGGACCTGTATGTGACGCATCTTTACCATCACCATTGCCGTAGGTGCCGAGTTTTCGGTTTAGTTTGTTGGCTTTAGTACGTATACTTTTGCCTTTTTTGGTCTTGTTATAAGCAGTTTGCTGATTAAGACGCTTCCTACGTGCCGTTGGGTTTGATTTGTAGTAACTAGACGTGCTGCCGTTTGCCATAGAGTCTTGACTGAACGATTTCTGGATCAATAGAAGGCATAACGCTGGCTAGTTTGGACAAGGGGTTGCCATCCATGGCTACACCACTGATGTCATTTGTCTTAAGCCAGTCACAGGCTGCTTTGAGATCCTGTGTTGTTGCCTCACCCGATTTAATACGAGCTAAAAATTCTTTCGTAACTAAGCTATGCAGTTCGTTGAACTGATCTTCCGAGGCTTTTTTATTCGCCATCAGCAGGTTTAGCCTTTTTTACACGTTTTTTAGGTGGTGCATCTTCCTGTAGTTTGACAGGCGCATCACCGCTTTGGTGGCTAAGTGCCTTTTCAGCGAGTTCACGGGAGTCAAACTCCTGCAAAACTACGCCACGGATGGTGTCTACAAGTTTAAAGGACATAATTAACTATTTCTAAGTACGATTTGATCTAATTTGTTTTCAATGCGGATCATGTGATCTTCCATCCGCTTGGTCATGACCGAGAGATCAGCTTTTGACACATAGTCAGTTGCTACACCAAGTTCAATGGCATCGATACGGCGATCTAATCCACTAATACGATCATGCACGTTATTAACTCTTTGATGTAATCTATTATTAAGAGCTGCACCGCCAGCAATAGCAGCGATGACGAGCGTCACGGTTGCTTCAAGCATTACCAATTAGGAATGGTATTTGTTTTCTTTGGTTTAGTAAGAGAGACGATAGGTACGATGTCACTGCAAAGTGATTCGACACGACTGCCAGGTCTAAAAGTGAACCCAACTCTCATAATCTCTGTACATTTAATTGCACGAACTAACTCGTAATCGAGTCGCATCTTTTGTTCGTGTTTTCTGGCGATAGCTTTACAGGTTTCAATCATGCCACCGTCTAACGGGACAGAGAAATTCAGTTGAGCACCAAAATTATTGCTTCTGACATAACCAGTAGAGTCGTAAGGCAATGTGTCATTACCCATATAGAAGGGTGAGAACTGCATTGTTGTGCCATTACAGCTGTTGTTACCGCCAAAGTACTGACGAGACGGTGCTCCATTGTTCTGGAATTGCACCGCCTGGTTAGTTACGTTGCCCGTAGCAGCAGCCACGGGGTTAGATGTGTTTTGTACCTTTGGATCTTCTG